ACAGCCGATGACCGCCGTCTGTCCGTTGCGGTTTCAGCAATCCGTAACGCCTCTGCCACGCGCGTAACGTGACAGGGATTAAGGGTAAACTAATTGATTTTGCAAGTTTTTATTTTACCCAGCTTTCTTATGGGGCATACATGGGACACTTTCAGATAGTCTTTTGTTAAGGAGTTCTATCTGTTCGTGATTGTTGTCTTTCATCCATGCTCCGTAAACATTGAATACCATTTGTGCGTTTGTGTGGCCCATCTGGCTTGCGATAAAACTAGGATTAGCTCCAGCGGCAAGTGACCAGCATGCATAAGTATGCCTGGATTGGTACGATTTTCTGTGTCTCAGACCTGCGCGTTTTAAGATACTTGTCCATGACTCCCTGATGGAGTCAACCTTATAGTGCGGTCCGGAAAACTGCCGCTGTTTTATTACCTGAGGACTAAAAACAAAAGTG